GTCCTGGGGTTCTCCAGGAATAAATGTGCGTAGTGAAGAGTGGACAGCTGAGTATCAGTATCTTAAGGAAGTAAGTGAGTTGGGATTTGATGGCGATTTTAAGTGGTATGACAAACTTACCGAGAGTGAGTGTTTATGGATTACCGCGCGTGCTATTAATACGTGGTATAAGAGGTATGATCCCGAGTGGACAGAAGAAGACGACAGGATAAGGATTATCCTATTGGGCGAAGTAGCAAACCCTCGTCATATTGCAGGTAATTGCATTTATGAGGTTTTGTCTGGTTGCCCGTCTGGGTATTTCTTGACTGCTGTTGTCAATTGTTGTGTGAATTTTGTTTACACGGTCTGTGCGTTTAGGGATCTAGTTTCTGATCCCACGTATGAGCGCTTTGTTGAGTACTTGCGATTCAAATTTTATGGAGATGATAATAAGTACGCCGTTGCTGAAGCTATTTCGAAGGAGTTTAACTTTGTTACATATCAGCAGTGGCTGAGTGAGCATGGTCAAGTTTATACTCCGGCAGACAAACTGTCGGAGGGGAAACCATTGAAGCCGATTGGTGAGTGCGAGTATCTTAAGTGTAAGAGTCGTTTTCTAGACAATGGCATGGTGGTTCCAGTTATAGCTAGGAAGTCCATAAATTCTGCCTTGCAGTGGTGTGATACCACCAAGGTTAAAGATCAGTGGGATGCGATTTCTTTAGTCGTTCCTAATGTTATGGATTTTCTAGTTTTCGAAGGAAGGGAGGTGTACGATAAGTATGCCTCAGACATAGAGCGCTGTTTTAGTGCTGCCAATAAACCTATTGTCGTTCCTTTGTATGACGAGTTGGTGGAGAGGTTGATCTCAAACGGGCATTTTCGCGCGTCCCTGAGGACATCCTCATTGAGTGATCCTTTACTTGATGAACCAGCTCACGTTAGGTCGAATTGGGTAGAGGTAAACCATAGCGGTGTAGCTCCTAGTGGTGCTGTAGCAACGTTGGACACGGCTGTTGGCACTACCATTCAGTCTGATGCGTCTATTGAGACGGTCAAGTTGGATGTTGGTGTTGTGGCTGGTCCTACTTTGGTTATAAGCGATATACCAGGAAACTACACTGTTCAGGCAGAAAAATGGTATACTGTTGGTACCTACAGCTGGGATACTTCCCAGGCTGCGGGGTACGCATTAGCCGTTTTGGCTCTTCCTGCTAACGTGCTGTTAAATCAGCAGTTGAAGCAAGGTTTTGATAATTTTTATTATTGGCGAGGGGATGTGGAGTTGAAAGTTATGGTCAATAGTACACCATGGCATTCCGGTTTGCTCCGGGTTGTATGGTTTCCAAGTACTACTAAACATGTCTACAATGTGTACAGACCCGCCGGGGACTTGACGAGTTTGACTGCGGTGAATGGAAAGGCAATATATGCGAATGATCCATCGGTGGTGACGATGCTTTGTGGATTTGTTGGCCCCCAGAACTACATATTGACTTCGGGTTATGCAGATGCATATCTGAAGGCAAGTTACGGTATTTTTGGAGTACATGTTATGGTCCCCTTGCAAGCTGGTACCGGTACGACTACTCATGTCGACGTTACCATTGTAGCAAGAATTCCTAATTCTTCTTTCCATTTGCCTCGGGCAATGGGGAGCGTAAGCTCACTAGAGGTAAACCATAGTGGCAGTGCTTTGGGGCGGTTTGTTCATCGAGTGACCGCTGGGCTACAGACTGGTGTCAAGTTTATGTCTATAGCCAAGGATGGTTTAGGTCTTTTGGGTCTTCTTGATCATGGAGCTGATTCTGCCCAACCTACACCATTTGTATCACGAACTTCAGGCTATTTGAATTGTGTGGATTCTCCCGTGTATGTAGATAAGTTTGCAATAGACTCGAAGGAGCTTGCGC